ATACATATTTTCTCCTTTTATTTTTGGTCTCGGTGGGTATCAAGATCATCTTCAACAATGTCTCAAATTTTCCCACCAAGATAATTAATCTATTAAAACTGTTGTACGTTTATAATAAATCTCATGTTACCGCTTGCTGATGCGTTTACAGTATTTGAAATTTGGCAGAATATACTTCTTGCTGCCCCTGAAACGTTAGCCGCTGGAGAAACAGTTTTTGTTGATGTACCTGTTGTATTGATCAACGTTAAATTGTAACCAGCTCCTGCAGGAACAGTTGTTCCTCCATCTAATATAGCATCAGTCACAGCCGCAACTAATTGCGCTCCGCCTGTTGCAGTTCCAACTTTGAAACCAATGTCACCAGCTGATGCTAAAGTAGGTGCAGAAGTACAAACAATATCAATAGAAGTAATGATAGAATTATCTGGCTGAGAAAATGTTACCTCAGTTGTTCCAGCTGTTGCTTTGACGATTGCGTCTGCAGTTCCTTGTCCAACAAGTTTTGTACCTGTGTAAGCACCTGTTGAGTCAATTGCGAATACATTTGTGAATGCACCTGTAGTTGAGTTTTTCGTTGCTCCAATAAAACCGTTCTCCGATCGTACCGGTCCCGAAAATGTAGTATTTGCCATAATATTCTCCTTTGTATAGCTTTAGTTATGTCGTCTCTATACCGTCTGCCTAGTCAGTCGACATAATAGTTTTTTCTAGGTTGTTTTGATTATATATAAAAAAAGGGGCAGAGTAAACTCCGCCCCTTTTAGATTGTTAGGTAATTAGATATTACGCAGCACCTGGAGAACCAAAGATTCCTCTAGGGTCAGAGAAGCCGAAGCTGTATCTTTCTCTAGCTTTGAATCTAACGTTTCCTGTGTCGAAATCACCTTCGATCGCAGTTTTAATCGGCGATCTTACAAAGTGTTTTAGACCATTTGGTGCGTCAGTCATAATGAAGAATGCATCAGTATCATTTAAGAAATGGTTAATTCTATAACCTTCTGGTATCATTCCCATATTTGCCATTGCGTTGATATCGTTATCTGCAGTTCCGACTCTTTGAGGAGACTTCATGATTCTCTCAGCAGTAAATTGTAATTCTTTTGGAATTATCAATCTTCTACCTTGAAGAGCGATCTTAAGTCCTCTTTCGTCTACGAACGCAGCGATGTCAATCAATGATTGTTCTAACGACGTTTCTGACAAGTCAGCAGCAGTAGTCAATTCATTTCTGAATGATCCACCGTTTGCTAATGGGTGGTCAGTAGTACAAAGTGCTTTACCGTCACCTCCATTAAAGCTTCCGCCTGTATCAAACGCATTGTTTAATACATTCGCCGCTGTGATTTGTTTTGATTGCGCCATTGATCTTGCAAGAGCTCTTGTGTATCTGCCTGCTAATCTGTCGTATAAGTTATCTTCAATTGCCTCTTCTGTGATAGCAAATGCTAACGCCACAGTATTGTGAGTGTATCTTGAAGTGTATACTTCAGAAGCTTGGTCAAAAGTGACCATAGCACCTTCAGCTTTATTTGCTGCTGTGCCAAAGCCAGATAACATTACTTCTTCTTCAAACGCTCTGTCTGAAGTTTCAGTATTGAATATCTCTGCATGCTCATTGTCGTATCTGTTGTATTCCAGGCCAAACAGTGCGTTTAATCCTGGCTCTAGTTCTTTAACTAGTTGTGATCGTGATATAGCCATAAATTATACTCCTGTTCCTTGGTCGTAGAAGTGGTTAACAATTCTAACCAAAACATCTACGTTAGCACTTCCAGCTTCGCTATTTTGCGTATCTTGCGAAATATCAACTGCTTGAAGTACAGTACCACTTACTGTTAATCCAGAAACACTGTGATCCAATTGAACCTCAGATATTCCAGATAAAGTGTTACCTGTTACGTTTGTTATTGCAAAGTTCTTAAAGATGTCTGCTACCGCAAACGCTCCATCAGAATCTACTGAATAAACTACACTCGGGTCGTCGATGATGTTAGCGATAATATCACTAGCAGCAACTCCACCTGGATAGTTGTTTCTAAAAGTAGGCTTCTGAGTAGTAGGGTCTGTGTAGAACACTCCGTTAAAAACGCCCACGACAAGATCAGAGGTATTTGCTACCGCTCTTTCGATCCCGCCACCAGTTACAGGTTTTACCAAGTCACCTTGGAAAATTGCAGTTGCGTATCCGCTTGCAATTCTGTATCTGTTTTGTGCGTTAATAAATGGAGAGCCATCTAACTTTCTTACTGGTCTTAGACCATATTTTTCAGCTACATTAGCCATAGTTGTTTTCTCCTTTATTGTTTAACATTTACTTAGAGTGGTGATTACCAAAAAATTAATTTTTGTTTCCTCCACCAAAAGTTACGCGAGATTGTCGAATAATATTCATCGGCATCTCCGGTCGTTGTTCCTTTAAAACATCGTTATCAACCGAGTCAACTTGATCTTGAGTAATTATTTTAAAATACTCAGCACGGCTTTTTGCGATCTCTTCAGGTATCCTTCCCAACACAAGGCCAGCAACCCCGATCAACCCTGCGTAAGTTCCCTGAGCAATGATTGGATAAGCATGATCACCTAATTGATTTTTAATCTCTTCGGCTCTCACAAATTCCCAACCTTCTCTCATTTTTTTGGATACATTAGCTGTATCCTGAAAACCCATACTCTCGGTTCTTATCCATCTATGAACAAAACCGTCTGGCGCAGGTGGTGCATCCAGAGATGATGGTGGCGTCCAAGGTTTAGTTCTAACCTCTTTTTTTTCTTCTGACGCGCGTGAAGTTCTATTTATTTTATCGCTCATTCTATACCTCCTTCACGAATTTAGCGTATTCTTCTAGTGGCACCCCTAATTTTTTGGCAATCGCCACCTGTGATTTGGTGAGTCTCACAGATCTACGTCCCTGCTGAGTTCTTCCAGCAGAAGCAACTTTTTGGACGGGTCTTCGTTGCTCTGTACTAGCAAAACGATGAGGGAAGTTATCCTTCATTCGCTTGTCTATTTCATTATAATACTCATCACTTTCTACATCAATACCCATGCCCACTAGATCTTCGTGCACAGTCATTGCTGCGTTTGTCATGATTTTATCGTTACCAAACCAAGCGTTTTTAGACGCCCAACCTCTAGCTCTTTCGCTAGGTTCTGATTGTGCAACCTGTTGTTCTTGAGTTGGTTCTTCTTTTGGTGCGTTTTTCTGCTCTTCAAGCTGTTTCAATCTAGCTTCTCTATCAGCCATTTTGATTCTAGCTTTTTCTTTTTCAACAGTTAATTGAGTAAGTTCGTCGTTCGCCTCCATGATTTTATCTGCATCATTAGATTCAATCGCTTCTTTTAACTTACGCTTTACCTGCTCTCTTTGAGCATCTACTCTCGCATCAAACTCTTTCAGATATTTTTCATCTGTAGAGTCAAACTTAGTTTGAGTATCATCATATTTCTTCTGTAGACCTTTAGCAAAATCTAAAGCAGCTTGTTCTCTTCTCTCAGCTTCTCTAAATTTCCTTGTCAGTTTATCTATTCTTTTCTTAACTGACTCAGATACTTGAGTAAGGTCTTCAGGATCTTCTCTCTTATCTAACTTAGTTTCTCTTTCGTTTTCGAAAGTTTTATCTTCCGCAGGTCGTTCGTCCGGGATCTCTTGTACATCGACTTCTTCTTTTGGTTTGTCTTTGTCGTGATCCGCATAACCTAAATCAACTTCACCAACATTTAAATTTGGTTCTTTTGACTCTTCCTTTTGTTGTTCTTCAACTTCGACTTTAGTTTCTTTTACATCGTCTAAATCAAGTTCAACTTCAGGTTGTGTTTTAGCTTGTTCTTGTGCATCAGCCATGATGTTTCCTCCTTAATATAAATGCAGAATATCTTCTGGTTTACTTATTGTTGCGATGATTTCATCATCATTCAAAATACGGTGCTCACCATACTTTGTTTTAAATCTAGAACCGGCATATCTGCCGTAGATTACAAATTGACCTTTCTTACACCAAGGACCCTTTGGAAATTTATCTTTGTCTGCATAACACAGATCACCCATCTCAACGACAAGACCTACAACGGTTGTCATCTGAATAGTTTCAGCAGCGGTATCGGTAAAGATTATTCCACCTTTAGTTTTTTTAGGACCTGAATAAGGTCTTACTAAAAGTCTGTAACCAACAGGTTTTGGTATTAGATCAAGATATTTTTTAATACCCTCTGGGTCTGTGGGTATTGCTGTTTCTTGTGAATCAGGTGCAGCATCACCTTTTTTTGTTTTGACTCCAACTAATTTAGAGTCAGGTGTTAGTATCGTCATCGACATTCTCCTCGTTTCTCTGCAGGTCTTTAAGATCCTGTAGCAGCGTTTCTAATGCGCTGAGTTTACCTCTAGAATACGATAGGTTGTCGATTGTGTCTACATGGTACACCAGATCCTCTTTTGTCTTTTCGATCTGTTTTTTTATGTAGTGTCTAATTGATT